TCAAAAGGAGATTTACTTGAAATTATTTCAAGATTCAATATACATGTTCCTGGGTGTAACACTTTAGATAAACTTAGATTATCAATAATGTTATGGAGTGAAATTGATAATCTTGAATCCATACCTGAGGATAATGAAATCTATATGATTAGAAACATAGAAGAATTAAAGACTTATCTTACTAAACCTAATCCTGATAAATTATTAACAATTAAACAGAAACAAAAGATAATGAGATTCTGTAAGGAAGTTATTGTTTACTGTAATAATGGATATCACCTAGAATGTAGTATATTCAATAATCTTGAAGAGATATATATTCAAATGAAAGATATAAGTGTCTATGGTGATATACCGTCTGTGAGACGAGCTATAAGATTACTTAATCAAGACCCTAAATGTAAAGAGAAGATAGAGCCAGTTATTTCTAATAAAATGAAAAGAATATTAGAAAGTAAAAGTAAAAAGAAGGTTAAAAAATATTATGGGTTAATTAGTAAGCAAGGAAGTTTTACAATATCATTTGATTAATGTTATCATGATTATGTATTTTACGACTTAAACATTCTAAATATTTTACAGGAATATATACCTGTTTGATCCACCCTCTCTCACGGTGTTCATAATCTCTAATTTCAAACTGTTCTTTATTGTAAGTCCATACATACAAACCGTCAGTGAATAGGAAGTAAAACTTCCATACCCTTTTATCTTTTGATTCGATAAGATATTCAATTTTATTATATCCAAAAAAGGTTGTATCATAATGGGAATGTGTACAAGTCCTACTCTTTAATTCTCCCACTATTTCTTCATTTCTAAAGTCAACTTGTTTTTTCTCATTCTGATAAAGCTTTAATTTATCATTCATGTATATGTCTTCATTCAAATAATTTACAACATATTTCTCACGAATCTTTCCATACTTTAAATCTTCTATTATATTCCACATTGTTTCTATACTATAACATATATTTAAATACTTTATAATAACCGCAATTATAGAAAATTATTCTTCTTGCTCTTTCTTAATATAAACCTTGCCCTGTGTCTGTGTTGAATGCCCCATAATTTCTGCGTCCTTTTCCATTTCCTCTTTTACTTTAGAATACTTAGAACTTAAATATATTTTTCTGAGCATTGTTGTACTAATGCTTTTACCCATATACTTTTTACTTGTCTTAATTAGAAGCTGTGATAAAGCGTTTCTACTTAATGGCTTTCCTGTGCTTGAGGTGAACAAAACACCCATACCATGAATCCGTATCCATAATCTTAATAGTTTCTCAAGGTCTTTAGGTATATCTATTTTGATCTCCTCATACTTAGAAGAAGTCTTGAACTTATTCAATACCATAAACATGGCATTCTTATTGATAACTAAATAATTCTTTTCTTTCTTTTCAGATTCAGATAATTTATTATATGCCCTCTTATTGATAGTCTCCATTCCTGATATATCATTCCTCATAGGAATACGAGTGTAAATATTATAAATAATATATACCTGTAATAATGCTTTATCTTTAGCACTTAAATCCTCTTTCTTCTTTATCCCCTTTGATTTAATTTCTTGAGCCATTTGTTCTATCATTTTATTTACTTCTGATATATCAACAAAGGAATCCTTCTGCTTGTCTGATATAGTTCCTAGAGCATTCTGTTCCTCATACATGGCGTTGTATTCATTTCTAATTGATAAATATTCTTTGATTAGTTTATCTTCTTCAGGGTCTTTTGATTCAGCCATAAGATAGACTATAATCGCATTGAGATAATTGCGTTGTGTTGTGAAATGTAATTCACTTAATTTATCCTTTACTTTTTCAGGTGAATCAAGGAACTTTAGATCCTCACTATCAAACAACTTCATTAGTTTAGTGAGGTTTGCCGTATACATATTGATAGTAGAGTCTTTAGCATTAGGTCTTGATTCTTTAAGTGTTTCCTTTAGATTTTCTTTGAATGTCATTATATATTATAGTATATAATAAGATTTAATTTTAAACCAATTTAAAAAAAGAGAAATTCATGTTATGAGGAACTATTGTCCACAAAGGCAATGAAAATATTTAGAAGAAAAGTGAAATTGTTTTTTGTTAGATATTAGATTATCTATATTGTTTTTTTGAGTTTTACTTTATTTCTTTTTATTTTTGTTGCCTTTGTTGCCTTTGTGTCCCTTAGAGAAAGTAGCATTCAACAACACCCTCATTGATTACCATTACCTTCATAAGCTCAATCCAGCAACGAGAAGTGTATGGTGCTTCAGTAGTCTTAAGGTTCTGATACTTATGGTGTAATTCAAGACCACGACTATCAACACGCTCACCGTCATTGAGTTTGTAAGCATTGTAGAAGAATTGTCCAGTCATTTCCTTCTGACCATTGAAAGTGTATCCCTCAAACTTATTAGCCACAAGAGAATCACCCTGGCGAGAATATTCTGCCCTAGTTACATGAGGTGGAGCACCTTCCGTATCTGTAACACCGTGGAAATGAAGTGCGGTGTTAGACCTGTCCAGTGGATATAAAAACTCGTCATTCTTTTTGACATTTGCTACAAGTTGACCATAGGTACGAGCAGCACTCATTTCAGGAGCTATAGCACGGTAATCATTTAATAGACCCTTAGCATTTGAAGTCCCTGAAGCACTATAGAACTCTGACATTTTATCAGAAGTAACACCCACAATCATGGAATCAACTACACGACCAGCACCTCCAACATTTCTAATCTGATTCTGTGCGTCAGCTTGAGTAGCAAGAGTAGTCTTAGTGAGGCGTGGTTCACTGAAGCGGTGCTGGAACTGAGAGTTCTCTTTACGGTATGTTTCCATATCGTCACCGTCAAGGAAAGTATAATCAGCAATCATACGACATTCATTTTGATCAAGAGTAAAGGAGTGTCCAGCATTATCTCCAGCATGACTGAGACAAGCTCTCTTACCTACTGGGTCAGATAGAGTCAATTCAATCTGAACCTGACCCTCAATCATAAAGAGTGGGAGACCTGGTAGACCTCTTAATACTGGTAGGAGTTCGTCTAAGGCTATTGAGAATACTGGTTTCTGTGCGAGTTTTTGAAAGGTTCTAACCTTCATTTCTGTATTACCAGCAGCAGCCTTATCGTCAAACTCTTTACCAAGGTCTAAACCAACCTTTTCAGAAACCATAGTCTTATCATTATAGACTACAGCATTAGACATAAGACGAGCACTCTCAAACTGTTCTCTCTCCTTGACTACAGATTGTTCAATAAACATAGACTTATAGGCGTGAAGGTGAGCCCAGTCCTGTACCTCACATATAGTTTTACCACCAATTTTTAGGGTGACTCTATCAATGATAGAACCCACCCCAGTAAGTAGAGGATAGAATGCGTCGTGTCCACCGTGTTCCTTAATAGAAAAGGTGAGTTTTGATTTAGGGTTTAGAATACCTTTATTTTGAAGCTGGTATCTAATAAATGATTCAGTGAAAATTACAGGTTCAAGAATATCAGTATCTATACGCTGTTCAGTGTTAGAGGGAATTACTCCAGGTTTTAATGCTTGAGGAAGTGACATATTATTATAATCTTAAAAATATAATAATTTCAATTAAAAAAGTAGAAAAAATAAGTATGAAAAATAATCATTACATGATTCTGTGTTTACGAAATAACTTCAATCTGTCCATTCTTAAATAGAACAGTGTTCTTAGAGTGAACATAAATGAAAGCACTGACAGGATTATCGTCGTCAAGGTCAAGGTCAATCTGAGCCCCAAAGGTTTCCTGACTAAAATCGCCTCCTGCGGTTGAACCTAAAATGTCATATGCGACTCCAATTCCGTAGAGTGCTCCTCCCTCAAGAACAGAATTATCATTTCCAGTGTATCTTTTACCAGTATTCGTAGGTGAGATAGAAGTGTGGGAAATCTTATTGAATGGTATGACAGCATTCATAAAATTACGAATTACTTGAGGATCAACCTTTTTATTTGTTTTATCCTGTTTGTGTGCTGTATCAATATTATAATCTAATGGATATCTTGCCCCACCTTTAGTAAATACAACCTGATTTACATTTGCGATTGCTCCTGTAGAGGTTAGAGGGATAATCGTCTGTAGAGAGTTCTCCTCAAGATTGTTCAAGAAATTACTGGGAATGAAGTTCATAAATAGACTCTCAACACGACTCAATCCTAATCCAAAATTAATATTAGCATTCGTAGAGTTAATAGTAGAATAATATCCAGCAATAGAGTTGTATTCAAAACCACCCATAGCCGCAACCTTAGAGGCTTCCTCAGGTGTAGGGCTGTGAACCTCAGCAATTAGTTTACATTCAGTTAATTCATAGAAAGCACCGTCAATACCCTTCTCAGCTGCGGTAGAGGCACTGGTATTAAATAGCACCATGGAGTCTGGTGCGAGATATAAATCTAACTGTAAACCACCAATTCCACTCTGTCTTGAAAGTGGAATAGCACTCGTGCCTCCGAGCATTCCTGTAGGAATATTAATACAGAACTCATTACAGTTTACACCTACACCTTCCTCAACAACAGAAGCTTTTTGTCCATTAGTAGAAGGAAGAGATAGACCACTTTCTCCATAGTGCCCTATGAGTGATTGCTCAGAACTGGTTAATCCCAAGTAGCTTTGATAGAACCTATTTGCGTGTCTAATGTGTTCGATAGTTTGTTTACTGGTCGCACTTGAAAGGACAACTTGATCAAAAAGAGACCACATACCCAGGCGAGAATCCATAGCAAGTGGGTCTGCGTCAGTAACTCTGTCACGAGCTCCATTCTTATAAACATGTAATTTACCACAGAATCTAACAGACTGAGGCATTAGAACCTCTTCAGATTCAGCAACAGTAAACGATATGACTGGTCGTCCGTCCCTGTATGATTGAGAAGCATTTGAGTTTGAAGGTCTTATATCCAAGTAACGCTTTGACATTATATTTATACTAATTAATATATAAATAAAATTGAAAGATAAAAATTAAAAAACATTATTTCATAACATGAATTTCTTTAGTATTCTACAGAAATATTATCACCACGAATATTGATTCGTCTTAAATGGAATACAAAATTATTCCACAACTTATTCTTAGTAGTACTGTTCCCATAATTGACCTGGACAGAGAAATCTTTATTACGAGTATCATATACACCCTTATTTAATGCGAGTGCCCTAGAAACTAAGAAATTAGAATTAAATGCGTGAAGAGACCTCGCATTCACTTCTCCCTGTAAAAGAGCTTTAGTTGTCTCAATTAGAGGCTGTGCGTCTATACTTGTCTTAGAGCTCGTTTTTGAACAACGGACAGGGCGACTGGGTTGAAGGCGACCGTCATATAAAAATTGAAAGTCCTGGATATTATCAGATATGCCTCGTAGACCAGCAGTAGATTCATTGAGGGTAATATCTTCAGAAGTATCAGCAGCCACAACATAAGTATCTTCAGCACTAACTCTCTGAGAATCAGTATAGGCACTTGCGTCTGTAGGTTGACAAACAATAGACTTAGCACGAGCATTCTGAAGAGGAAGTCTAATATTAGCAACAATATCATTAACATTCTGAGAATATCTGTAATTCTGACAAGAGACTATATCTTGAGCAATCACACCTCCATTCATTTTCATGCCCTGAATCATATCAGCTTCAAAAGCACTTCCAGGGTCTACCTCCTGAACAACAAGTTCAACATTAGATAGACTGTATGAAGGTGAATATGCTGCGTCGTCTACTACTGCCTGAGAAACTACACAACAGACTCCACCAGCACCAAGAGTAGTAGCCTGAGTAGAAACTGCGTCTGCTGGGTTAAATATAATCTGTAAAAGACCAGCTCCATTATCAGCAGTAGAACTTGCGTTGATAGAGGCAATTACAAGTGGTTTATCAGTAGTTAATAGTGTTGCGTTGTCTTGAGATACAATAGAAACGGTTTCACCAACCGAGAATGGACACTGATAGGGATCAACTTGAGAATTATCTGTAGTGAGATAGATTTCAGCAATAGTGTCACCGTTCGCAATTACAGCGTCAGCAAGACCACCACCAGTAACAACATTAGAACCACTGCGAGAATGGAATCGTGGGTTAAGGTTGAGGCGACGGTTTCTCATAACAGAATCTAATTGAGTAACACATTTACCAGCGTCCTCAAGGGTTATAACCACTTCAAGTCCAGATAACATATTAGGAAAGATTGCTTCAGAACGGAATATTCCTGTTTCTAATGGGAGACACAGTTTAGCAGTGTTGAAAGCCATAGCTCCTGTTTTATCACCTGTGGTTGTAGCACTTGAAGCACCTACAGGGTCTTCAACAAAATAAGGATTTGTTAGAATGTCAGCAGTGCTAGACTTAGTTGAACCACGAGTGCCTCTTGTGTATGGAATCCATACAGTAGCACCTTCAGTCATAGCTCGTTTCTTTTTCTCACTATCATTTGTATCAAAATCTCTCATAATAGAAACCATGGAATTATAACCTTGAATCTCCTCAAGTAAGACAGACCCCTTCTCAGCACTAGAATAGATACGAATATCTTTGATTAAAATCTGTCCACCCAGCTCAGAATCTAATTGAAGTTTAGTGGGGACTGTACCTCCACTTAACTTAATATCTGCCTGAAGATAACATTCTTTAGGTTGAAAGAACTTTGTGGAAGGAGGGACTTTAATTCTAACCTCCTGACCACCTTCAAAACTTAAACCATTGAGGGCAGTGACCGCCTTTGAAGTTTGAATAATAGGGATAGTTGACTCAGCTTTCCAAAATGACTTTACACTCATATTTTATAATATACTATTATAAAATAAAAATGAATAAAAAAAAATTATGAAAAATAATCATTACATGATTCTGTATTTATTGAACTGCTCTCGCAACAGAGAATCCACCCTGACCTGCTGTAGACAATCCTGAAACTGCTGTTCTCCTCTGTGATTCTAAAGTTTTAGTTGCTGTAGCAGCTTCGTCTTTAGAAGCTTGAATATTCTTACCTGTTTCTGCTTCAGATTCCTCAGCAGCTATACCAGTTCCTACAGCACTCGCAGCAGCACCTCCCACCTGTAAGGCAAGACCTACTGGAGCAAGTGGAGTAAACTCAAGGAGAGTTCCAAACAATTCCGCACCTGCTCCACCTATTTCTAATGCCTGTGCCCAACCATGTTTACCATTTCTATAATCATTAATAGCGTCAGCAGCACTAATACCAGCACCTACAAGACCAGCACCTCTCGCCAGTACACCAGCACCTTTAGCAAGTAGTTTACCAGCACCTTCTTCACCTGCCTCAAGTGAAGCTCTTGCCTCAGCACTACCTCCTATTTCAACTGATTCAGCAATGGGATTCTCTACTGCTGCTGCTTCTGCTGCTGCTCCTCTTGCTGCTCCTCTTGCCTCTACCTCACCACCAGCCCCAGAAGGTCTCGCACCACGAATCCAACCCTGAGCTCTATTTGCTTCAAGGTCTCTTGCGGCACTTGCCGCTTTTCTTTCTGCGAGTTTTGCCTTTACCTTAGGAACAATTCTTTTTGTTTTCTCTAATC